GTACTTCGGGCAGCTGGCGGCGAACCCGCCCTCGGCGGAGGGGATCCGCGCCGACGAGGCCCGGCTGGTGAAGACGTGCGAGCGGAAGTCCCGATCCTGGGGTGCGTCGTGGGAGCGCGCGATGCGTCTGGTCAGGATCTTTCAGACCGGTGAGGACGACCCGCGTCTAGCGTCGATGGAGACGCTGTGGCGTGACCCGGCGACCCCGACCCGCGCGCAGGCCGCCGACGCCGCCGTGAAGCTGTACCAGGCGGGTATCTCCACGAAGCGCCAGGCACGTCGGGATGTCGGCTACAGCTCGGTGCAGATCGCGAACATGGAGCGGGACGACGCGGACAGCCCGGACGCGGTGGCGGTGCTCGCGCAGGAGTTCCGTCGCGCCGACCGCGCCGACCCGGACCCGACAGGCCCCCCAGGTGTCGCTGCTTAGCGTCGCGCTGGCCTACTACCTGCGACAGCGCAGCCTGACCCGGGCGGCGCAGGCCGCGGCCCGGCTGATCTGGCGCGACGTGCGGCCCGCCGACCTCGACCGGTCCTGGGCGCAGGTGTCCGAGCGGATGACAGTCACTGTGGCGTCCGCGCAGCTGCTCGCCGCCGAGCAGGCCCAGCCGTATGTGGCCGACGCTCTCGATGAGCAGGGCGTCGACGACGACCGTCGCGGCGAGGTGCGCCCCCGATCACTGGCCGGTGTCTCGTCGGATGGCCGGCCGCTGGCCGGGCTGCTGTACTCGCCGGTCGTCGAGGTCAAGCGGGCCCTCGCTGTGCCGGCCCGACCGGTCCCGGAGGCGATGGCTCGAGGCGAGGCCGCGCTGGTGCAGATCGTGGGCACTCAGGTCCAGGACGCCGGTCGGGTCGCGGCGGCTGTGGCGATCGCCGCCACCCCAGCGGTCAAAGCGTGGGTGCGGGTCCTGAGACCGCCGTCCTGCGGGAGATGCACGATCCTCGCGGGGCGGGTGTACCGCTGGTCGGACGGGTTCGCTCGACACCCGCTGTGTGACTGCGTGCACCTGGCCCTGACCAGCGGTGCGAAGAACGACCTGACGACCAACCCTCGCGCGTACTTCGACTCCCTACCCCGGGCGGAGCAGAACCGTCTTTTCGGGACGTCCCGCACCCAGCGGATCCTCGACGGCGAGGACATGAACCGGGTGATCAACTCTGGTAGGTCCACCGCGACCGCCGGGGGACGTCGCCGAGCCGCGGGCCGTAGCCGGACCGCACGCTCCGCCCGAGCCCGGCGGATGCCCGAAGAGGTCATCCAGGACGCCGCCAGCCGGGACGAAGCCATCCTCGACCTCGACCTGGCCGGCTTCCTGGACTGACCAGCGAGAAGAAGCCGCTGCACGTCAACAGCGCAGACATCCGGCCGCCAGGGCCGGTGCTCGACCCTGCCGGGCGTGACGCCCCGCAGGCCACCACGAGGGCGTGACGCCCGAGAGGACCCCACCATCATGAGCAGTCCCGAGCCCACACCAGTCGAGCCGGTCACCGACCCGGGCGTGAAGCCCGCACCGGTGCAGCCCGACCCGCCGACCGATCCGAAGCCCATCGAAGACCTGTCGAAGCTGCGTGATGCGCTCGACAAGGAGAGGTCCCTACGCAAGGACGCCGAGAGACGCGCCAAGGACGGGGACACCCACCGGACGAAGCTCGAAGCGCTCGAAGCCGCCTCCCGGTCCGACCTGGACAAGGCCGTTGACGCCGCCCGCAAAGAAGGCGCCCAGACGGTCCTCACGGCCGCCAACCGGAGGCTCGTCCTCGCCGAGGCCCGGGCCCTCGCCGCGGAGGCCCGATTCCGCTCCCCGCAGGTCGCGGTCAGGTCCCTGGACCTGACCGATGTCACGGTCGCCGAGGACGGCACAGTCGACACCGGGGCGATCACCGCGGCGCTGACTCGGCTCGCCGCCGACGAGCCGTACATGGTCGACGACGGCGCTCCGCGCACCCCCAGGCCTGACCCGTCGCAGGGATCCGGCCGCACACCGGTGCTCACCGGTGCAGAGAAAGGCATCGCCGAGGCGCAGCGTCGCTTCGGCACCAAGACCACGTAGTCCACGTCGTGCTGGCCGTCCGCGGTCATCTCGACCCGCATAGGACGGACCAAGCATGACTGACATCTCCGTAGAGACCCGGGAGCTTCTGCCGGCCGACCGGCCCTGGCTGCTCTTCGAGGCGGTGGGGCACCAGCAGCCCGCCCCGACCGACTTCGGGGTCCTGAACTTCGCCCTCTTCACCGCCGGTACCCACTATCCGGGCGGTTTCATCCCCAGCGGTGTGCTGCTGGGGAGGGTCACCACCGGGGGCCTGCTCGGCCCGTACGACGATGCGGCCACCGACGGCCGGCAGACCACGGTCGGCTTCCTGTACAACGCTGTCGCCGTCCCGGCGGTGCTGACCCGCAGGGTCGCCGCAGCGCTCGTCGACTGCTTCGCGGTGGTCTCCGAGTCGCGCCTGCCTACCGGCAACGGCCTCGACGCCGCCGGCCGCGCCGACCTTCCGCTCGTCCGATTCCGGGCCTGACGGATCCCCCGCGTGAGATAATCTAGCCAGTCGCCCTGGCGGGGCACGCCTTAGGTGGGTGTCGAGGTATACGAAGTTTCCCCGGAGAAGGTTCGGGCGAACTCGCGTACTGGAGCTACGAATGTTGAATGTGCGGGGTCCTTATGAGCCGCTTGATCACGTCAAGCCTCTCTCAAAAGACGGGGCCCACATGCTTTCCACATTCGGCCGAGCTGTCGATCTTGTAACATTAGGAAGCAGAGCCGCTGGCCGCTTCCGACCAGTCCGAAGGAAGTAAAATCGTGGCTATCTTGTGGGACTCCTACGTCTCGCCGCAGGCGCTGACCGCTTTCGTGCGCAGCGTCCCGGTGGACCAGAATTTCATTCTCGAACAGGTGCTACCCAACCGATACGACGACGTGCTCGAGGTCGAGTTCGCCGACTCGACCGTCACCACCCGCGCCGCGAAGGCCCGCGCGTGGGACGCCCCGCCGCTGCCGGGCAAGCGGGACAGCTTCGCGACCCGCAAAGTGAAGCTGCCCGCGGTGTCGCAGATGATGTCCCGCGGGGAGCGTGACCGTCTGGAGATGGAGCGTCTGCGCTCCGGCGGGCAGTCCACCCAGGCGATCGAGCGGGCGATCTTCGACGACGCCGAGAACAACGCCAGGTCGATTCAGGCGCGTATCGAGCTGATGCGCGGCGACCTGCTCTCGGACGGCAAGATCACCTTGGCTGAGCTGGGTGGTCTCGAAGCGGACTTCCAGGTGCCGGCCACGCACATCGTGACCGCCGCGACTCCGTGGACGACCATCGCGACCGCCGACGTCCTCGGCAACATTCGGTCCTGGAGCAAGGTGTACCGGGCGTCGAACGGGTTCGGTTTCGGCGGCATGATCCTTTCCGAGGACATCCTGTACGTGATGTTGCAGAATGTTGCCATCCGCGACCTGTGGGCCACCGGCACCGGCCGGCCATCGGTCGTCACTCTGGAGCAGCTCAATCAGACGCTGGGCGCGAACCGTCTCCCGACCGTGCTCTTCACGTACGACGCCCAGGTGGTCGTCGACGATGTGACGACCACGATCCTGCCTGCCAACAGGGTTGCTTTCGTCCCACCGGCCGGTGTGGAGCTCGGTTTCACGCAGTGGGGGATGACGGCGACAGCTTTGGAGCTGCAGAACTCGAGTGGGCAGGTGCTGTCGTCCCCGGCCGGGATGGTCGCGGTCGTAGACAAGGACGTCCGGCCCCCCTACCGGGAGTCGGCGTACGTCGATGCGACGTGCATGCCGATCCTGTCCCGCCCCCGGGGCTTGTTCGTCGCCACCGTCGCTGCCTGATGGGTGGACGGCTGATCGCCAACGTCGCGGTCGACGGGTGCTGGTACGGCCCGTCGTATCCCGACGCTGGCGATCCCCCCCGCGGCCGGGTGACCAACCCTGCCGCGCTCGCGGACGGGGAGGGACCGGACAGCGGCCCTGCCGTGACCGCGCCCACCGCCCGGCCTGCTGTGGCAGGTCCGCCACCGAAGGCCGGCCCCGGATCCTCCGTATCCGCATGGCGGGCCTTCGCCACCGCGGCAGGGGTCGCAGTGGCCGACAGGGCGGGCCGCGACGAGATCATCGCCGCCTGCGAAGCCGTCCACGTCCCCACCGAATAGCCCGGGGGTCGGTGTGGCGCAGATGCTGATCGTGGATGACGTCGTCGAGGACCTTCGGGTGTACCTCGCGGGGGACGAGAGCTTCGACCTTGCTCGCGCGCACCTGGTCGTCGCCCTCGCGATGCAGCGGGCTCAGGCGATCATCGACCCGGTGCCGTGGGCGGCCCGCGCGGTGGTCCTGGACGTGGCGGTGCGGGGCTTCACGGCCCCCACCGGCGCGGACACCGAGCAGGTCGGGCCCTTCTCCCGCACCTTCCGGACGCCCGGCGTCTTCCTCACCGATGCGCAGCGTGCGGAGCTGCTGCACCTCGCCGCCACCGTCGCCGGCACGTCGGGCGCCTTCACGATCACCCCCGGCCCCCGCGTGGTCCGGCGATGATCGGCGGGGAGACCGTCACGGTGTGGCGGGAGGTCCGAAACGAGTTCGGTGACGACGTGGTCGTCACCGAAGAGCGGACCCTGTCGGGCTGCGCGGTGGCGCCCCGCTCCGTCCCGGGGTCCAGCCCGGAGACCGACGGTGCCCGCAACATCGTCGTCGCCGGCAGGACCTTGTACGCCCCACCGCACTCCGGGCTCACAGCACACCACCAGGTGCGGCTGCGTGACGGCTCGGTGTGGCGAGTCGAGGGCGAGGTGGGGGCATGGCGGTCACCGTTCTCCGGCTGGTACCCGGGCGACCAGGCCGAGCTTGAGCGCGTCACCGGATGAGGAGGACCCATGGAGCTTCGCTATGACTACGGCGGGATGGGGCAGTACCTGCGCGGATCCACCGACCTGTACGAGGCGGTGAACCAGGTCGCCATGGATGTGGCGGCTCGTGCCCGGGCCATCGCCCGCCGGGAGGCCTACGAGACCGGCGCATACGCCGACAGCATCGGGGTGGTCGCCGAGCGTGGCGACGACGGCCGGGTCGGCTGCGTCGTCCAGGCCACCGACCCGAAATCGGCCGCCATGGAGTTCGGCAACGCTGCTACGGGCGGCCGTAGCAGGCACATCCTGCGCCGAGCCGCTGGGGGCGCGTCGTGACCGTCCTCGCGCCCTACCCCGACGCCGAGCTGGTCATGATGGACCTGCTGCAGCCGGTGGCGCCCACCGTGACCGCCACCGACCAGACGCTGACCGGGCGGACCATCCAGATCCAGCGGGTCGGCGGCACCGACGACGGTGTCACCGACCGACCAGTCCTGCAGGTCACCTGCATGGCCACGACCCGGACCGAGGCGTGGGCGATGGCCCGCGACGTGCAGCAGCGCGTCCTCGCCGCCGGCGGCACCGCCGTCACCGGGACCCGGGTGGCCGGCGTGTACATCGACTCCACCCGCACGGTGACCCCACCGGATCAGCTCCCGGACCGAAACCCGGGCATCCGCCCGGTCAGCGCCCAGTACCGGCTGGGCCTGCGCCGGCCGCGCCCCACCTGACCTGAGCTTCTGCTCAGACAGCCCCCGCGGACCCCCCGCGCCGGGGCTATTCGCCGTGCCCAAGGAGGCTCCCGTGCCCGTCCTCGAAGACATCTCCGTCAAGAAGACCCAGCTCATCCGGAAGATCACCAGCGCTTCGCTCTTCATGGCCTCGACCGCCGTGGCGGTCCCCGCCAGCATGACGACCACCGCCACCGCCGAGGTGCTGGCGCTCCCCGTCGGATGGGGTGAGATCGGCCTGGTCACCAAGGACGACGGCTACACGTGGGGCCGCGAGACGGAGATGTCGGAGGTCACCTCCCACGGCTTCGTCGACCCGACCCGCCGCGACATCCTCAGCACCGCCAATACTGTCGGGTTCACCGCGCAGGAGACGTCGAAGCGCAACATCGAACTGTTCCGCAACGTCGACCTCACCTCGGCTGTCCCGACGGCGATCACCGGTGAAATTGCATTCTCCGAGCCGCTGGCACCCACGACCCGCTACTACCGCATGTTCGCTATCGGCGCGGACGGAATCGGGGCCGAACGAATCTACGTCGGCACCCTGTACCCGCGGGCGATGGTCTCCGAATTCGGCGAGCAGACCTGGTCCGACGAGGAGGCGCTGGTGTACCCGTACACCCTCACCGCCACCCCCGACACGACCGTCGGATACTCCGTTCGCCACTTCTTCGGCGGCCCGGGCTGGCGGAGTTTGCTTGTCGCGATGGGGTTCCCTGCTGTCGCCTGATCGACATCCATCTCACCACCGACCTGAGGAGTCCGCATGACTCGAGCCGAGAAGGCCGACAAGCCCAGCGAGGTCACCCTCGTGTCCCCCGACGGGCAGGAACTCATCGTCTCGTCGCCCACCGCATACAACAACCTGGTCTACGGGGCGGGATACACCGTCAAGTCGGGGACCACGGAGGACGCCGCAGCCCTTCTCGCCCCGCAGGTGACCCCCACGAAGCCGCCCGAGAAGTAGGAGTCCCATGTCCAAGACCTACAAGTTCGACTCGTATCTCGCCGAGGCACGACCGACGGACTTCGCGCTCGAGCTGAGCCACGACGAGATGATCGTCATCGGGCCGCCGGACGTCGAGACGATGCTGAAGATGGACGAGGCCCGCACTGCCCGCCGCATGCTGGAGCTCCTGTGCGGCGACCAGTACAGCAAGGTCTACGAGCTGATCAAGCACAGGCACTCGGGGGTGCTGGAGCGTCTGGCGAAGGACATGCGCGCCCACTTCAACCTGGAGCACGAACCGTCGGGGGGTGGGAGGGCCTCGTCGACCTCGTAGAGAGGTACGGCGAGGCCATCGAGTACGACCTGGCGGCGCACACGGGGTGGGACCTCCTCGACTGGTTCCGCGGGGACCGCCCGTGGCCTCAGCTGCTTCGCCTGGTCCACCAGCTGCCGCCACTGTCACGGTTCCATCGGGCTGTCGCCGACGACGACGACCTGGTCTGGTCTGCGGCCAGCGGCCGGCGATCGCGTCCGTCGCTGTCGTCATGGACGGAGCTTGACGACCTGAAGGCGACCGTGATCGACGGCTTCTCGCTGCTGCAGGTCGCGATCGCGTCGGCCAGCACCCCGAGGGGGAAGCCGGCGCCGAAGTTTCATCCCACCCCGCGCCCGAAGACGGCGGCGGAGCGGGCCGAGAAGCGCCGCGCCGAGTCGGTCCACTCAGAGATCGTCGCTGCCGCACTACCTCCCGCCTAGCCCGATTACGCAAGGGGGGTGGGCACCTCCGTGGCTACAGCATTCAGCGCGGGCACCGCCTACGTCTCCATCCTCCCGTCTCTCCGAGGCTTCCCGGCACGTCTGAGGACGGAGCTGTCCCGGGTCGACGAGACGGTCCAGGTGCGTGTCGAGCCGGACACCTCCAGGCTCCGATCGGATCTGCGGGCGGCTGTGGACGCCGCCGTAGCTGGGGCGCGGGTACAGATACCCGTCGACCTGGATGTCGACGTGCCCGCTCTGCGAGCCCAGCTGGCCGGGATCGGCGGGGTGACGGTCAAGGTCCGTCTCGACCCGGACATCGCGGCGCTCCGGGCTCTGCTGCAGAATCTTCCACCTTTCGACGTCCGTGTGGACCTGGAGCCCGACATCGCGGCGCTGCAGGCCAGGCTGCGGGGGGCGAACCTGCGGGCCGACGTGGACGTGGACGTCGACCGCAGCGGCTCCCTCGGGCGGGCTCTGGGCTCGGCGGGGACACTGGCCCGCAACCTCGGCCTTGCCACCGCCGCCGTGTCCGCGCTGGGCTCGGGGGCGGTCGCCCTGGCACCGCTGGTGTCGGCGCTGATCGCATCCGCTGGCGCGGCTGGGCTCATCCCTGCCGCCCTCGCCGGTGCGGGCGCGTCATTCGCCGCGATCAAGATCGGGCTCGGCGGGGTCGGGGACACCTTCAAGGCTTTGACAGCGGCGCAGGAGGAGACCGCTACCGGTGCCGGACAGTCCGCCGCGGCGCAGGAGGCTGCGGCGAAGCGGGTCCGGGACGCCGCCCGCGGGGTGGAGGACGCGCAGCGGCAGGCCGACCGGACCGCGGTCGACGGGGCCCGGTCGGTCACCGACGCGCGCCGCGGCGTCGCGGACGCGGTCACGGCCAGCAATGAGCGGGTCATCGCGGCGGAGGGCAGGGTCCAGCGGGCCCAGGAGACCCGGCGCAGCGCGCAGGAGGCCCTGACCAGGGCCGTGCAGGACGCCCGCGAGGCGCAGGAGGACCTGACCCTGTCCCTGTCGGGGGCGGCGCTGTCCGAGGAGAGCGCCGCCCTGTCCCTGCTGCGGGCGCGGGAGCGGCTGGCCGCCATGCCTGCGGACTCCACCGCCCTGGACTACCGGGAGGCGGAGCTTGCGGTCCGGCAGGCCGAGCAGGCGGTCAAGGAGACCGCGGAGCGCCATCAGGACCTGCAGCAGGAGTCTGCGAAGTCTGCTGCGGCCGGGATCAGCGGCGCCGACGGTGTGGTCGCGGCGAACGGTCGACTCCAGGCCGCCAACCGTGGCGTGTCCGACGCCGAGGCCGACCTGACCAAAGCCAGAACCGACGGGGCTGTCGACGTCGCGCGGGCCAACGAGCGCGTACAGCTCGCGCAGGAGTCCGCGGCGCTGGCCAATCAAGACGCGGCCCGGTCGGTCACTCAGGCCCAGCAGCAGCTGGCCGAGGCCTACCAGACCACCGGCGACACGGGCACCGCCTCGACGTCGAAGGTCGCCGCAGGTCTAGCGAAGCTCGCCCCGCAGGCCCGGGAGTTTGTCAGCGCTGTGCAGGCGCTCAAGCCGGCATGGGACGGGCTGCGGCTCGACGTCCAGCAGCAGCTCTTCGCCGGTCTCGGCGCTTCGATGACGACCCTCGCGGGCGCTCAGCTCCCTGGCCTCCGGGTCGGGCTCGCGGGCATCGCCGCCGGTTTCAGCGCGGCCGCCCGCGACGCCATGGCCTTTCTGTCGTCGGCATCCGCTGTGGGCGACGTCCGCGGGATCCTTGATCAGACCGCGGTCAGCTCGCGGCTCTTCGCGGGCACCATGACACCGCTGTCGAAGATCTTCCTGGACTTCTCGGCGGTCGGCGCCCCGATCATCACCGAGCTGGCCGGGTCTTTCGCCGCTGCCGCCGAGCGGGCCGCCGCTTTCATCGCGACCGCCCGCGCCACCGGCGAGCTGGAGCAGTGGATCCGCGGCGGCCTCGCAGCCCTGAGCCAGCTCGGGCAGGTACTCGGCAACCTGGCCGGCTCGGTGGGTGCGGTGTTCCAGGCGATGGAGACCGCCGGTACCGGGTCGCTTGATGTCCTGCTGCAGCTGACCGGGCAGCTGCGGACCTTCCTCGAATCCCCCGTAGGCCAGGCCGGTCTGGTCGCTTTCTTCACGACCCTGAAGGACATCACCACAGCGCTGCTCCCGGGCGTGCTGGCCATCCTCGGCGCCATCAGTCAGGGCCTGCAGATCCTCGGCCCGTCCCTCGCGCCGCTGGCCGTGCTGGTGTCGGACATCCTGATCTCGCTGGCGCCGCTGATCCCGCTGGCGGCTGAGATCGTCGCGGTCTTCGTGGACTTCGCGGTGCAGGCCCTGCGCCCGCTGCTGCCGCTCCTGGACACGGTGGTGCAGGTCCTGTCGACGGTTCTCCTCGCCGCGCTGGAGGCTTTGAAGCCGGTCTTCCCGGTCATCATCGACCTGGTCCAGCGTCTGGCACCGGTCTTCGCGAGGCTCGTCGAGCAGGTCGGCACGTTCTTCGTCGCAGCCGTGAACGCGATCGCGCCGCTGCTGCCGCCGCTGGTGGAGGCGCTCGGCCGGATCCTGGACGCGCTACTACCGATCCTCCCGCCCCTTATCCAGTTCGGCGTCCAGCTTATTGAGGCGATCACACCGATTCTGCCTGAGCTGGTCGGCCTTTTCATCCAGCTGGTCGATGCGGTGCTGCCGCTGCTGCCGCCGCTGCTGCGTCTGGCTGAGGCGCTGCTCCCGGAGGTGGTGGCTGCTGTTGAGTCCCTGCTGCCGATCCTGCTGGAGCTGACCCGGATCTTCACCGATGCCCTGGTGTGGACTCTGAATAATGTTGTTGTTCCGGCCGTCAACCTTCTGGTGGACGCTTTCATTAATGTTCGCAAGGTCTGGGGGGAGGTCGGGGCGTGGCTCGACGCTAAGTGGCTCGAGTTCCGCATCTGGGCCGAGTCCACCTTCTGGAGCATCAAGTGGACGATCGACAAGGTCTGGGACGAAATCAAGACCAAGATCTTCACCACTTGGAACGAGATCAGGACGTGGCTTGACGCGAGGTGGGCCGAGTTCACCGCTGGGTGGAATCAGTTCTGGCAGGACGTAAAGAACTGGCTGTCCACCAAGTGGGAAGAAATGAAGACAACAGTCTTCACCGCATGGACACAGATCTCCACTTTCTTCACCACGAAGCTGTCCGAGTTCACTACGTTCTGGAACACCACATGGCAGAGCATCGCCAACTTCCTCCGCAGCGAGTGGGAGAAGATCAAAACGACTGTGTACGACGCCTGGACGGCGCTGTCCACATTTCTCACGAGCAAGCTCGCCGAGCTTGGCGTGCAGTGGAACGCGACATGGCAGCGGGTCGCCGACTGGGTCTACACCAAGTGGGAGCAGATCAAAGGCAGCCTTAACAGTGCCTGGCTGTGGATCAGAGGCACAGTGTGGGAGCCAATGATCAATTTCGTGTCGCGGACAATCCCGGACGCCTTCAACGTAGCGGTAAACGGTATTCGCACGGCATGGGACAGGATCCGGGAGATTGTGGCCGACCCGATTCGGTTCATGGTGGAGGTGGTGTACAACCAGGGCATTGTTAGGGCATGGAACGCGGTCGCCGGGCTGATTGGAGTCCCCGGTATCGCGGAGATTCGTCTGCCATTCAAGGCGGGTGGGCGGATCCCGGGGAGCCGGGACCAGGCCGTCCCGATCGACGCGCACGGAAACGAGCACATGTGGACCGCCCGGGAGGTCCAGGGCGCCGGCGGTCACGAAGCGGTCGAGCAGCTACGGAT